ACTTACACCCAACAATATTGGAGAGCTTTCATATAGCTGTTATCTTTACTGTTATTTCTATGATGCGTTCATGGTTTTGGAGAACTATATTTACAAGGAGAAAAAATGCTAAAAGTTAAATTAGAACCTATTGATGTTGAATTAGCTTTAGATGTAGCTAATAAAAGATTTATTGGTAATCTTAAAATGGGTAAGGGTTTTTCTTATGGTTATCAAGGAGACTATAGAAAACAAATAGCCGATTCTTTTTTAGGTGCTTTAGGTGAAGTTTGTTATGCAAAAGCATTTAATAAATATTTTAATAATTCTTATACCGACAATTTAGAAAGATATAATGATTCAGATTTTCAAGGAAATATTGAAATAAGAACCCAAGAAAAAAAAGATTATAATTTTTTACTCATTAGACCTGGAGAGAAAAAAGGAAAATATATTTTAATTGTTCATGAAGGCGATTTTGAATTTTCTATATTAGGTTGGTTTCCATTTATAAATGATATGCCAGAACGATTAACTAACTTTGGTTATACTAATAGACCTGCAGTTTATAAAGTGGACATAAAAGAATTAATGGACATGAATGACCTCTAAAGTTGTACTAATCTATGTTCAGTTTATTGACAATCTTTGTATTATTTAATAATAAAGAATTATGTTGAAAGAAATAGGAAAAGAATGGGAAACATTTACAGCAGATCACTTATCACCTTCCCAATTAAATAAAAATATAGACCAATGGTTTTATGATTATAAAGTTTTAACTGCAGCTCAAAGAAAAGCATTAAAACCAAATATGAAAATGATTTTTGGAGGTTTGGCAGGTCAATATTTACAATTAATGATAACTCATAATTTAACATTAGATGAAGTTATGAAAGGAAAAAAATGACAGATGCAATAATGATGCAACTAGCTAAGTTACAAACTAAGGTTAGAAACTTAGAAGAAGATAATAAAAGATATTCTAAAAAACTTATAGAAAGAGATTATGAAATTGAAGCTCTTAAAAAAAATATTGCTGACCATGAACTGAAAGAAAACATGATAGCAAAGAATAAAAGTTATTTAGAATTAAAGGTTCAAAAAGATATTGACCAAATAAAAGAAAATAAAAAAATAATCAAGGAAGGAAATAAAGATGAAGTTACGACCACAAACAACAGAAGAAAAAAATAAATCTTCAGGTGGATTTAAAGAACGAAGACAACAATGTCTTGATGCTTTAAAAAATATTCCAACTGTAAATATTAAGGGTAAAAAATATTCTACAGTGAATGAAAGACATAAACATTTATTACAATATTTTCCAGAGGTAAGACTGAATGAAGAAATATTATTTCATGATGCCGACAGAGTTATTGTAAAAACAGAACTATATATTGGTGATGTAATTTACTCTGTAGGTACTGCTGAGGAGTTTCGTAATTCATCATTTATTAATAAAACAAGTGCATTAGAAAATTGTTCTAGTAGTGCTTTAGGTAGATGTTTAGCTGCCTTTGGCTTATCTGGATCTGAATATGCTAGTGCTGAAGAATTAGTAAATGCTTTAAACAATCAAAAAACAAATACTAATGAACCAGTTTCAATTAAGGATGAGATTAAAAAGCAAACAACTGAAACAAAGTTGACAGCTCTTTATTCTAATTGGAAAAAGAATAACAATGAAGATGAAGAAATTGAAAAGTTATTCGATCAACAACAACTATTAATCAAAAAAAATGGAGGCACTAATGTCAACAAATGGTAATGCAAAACAAAAAGATTGGGTTTTATTTCCCTACAAAGCTGATGATGAAAGAGCTTTAAAGATAGCTTTTTCAGGTAATGTAACTTTAGACAATGGTAATAAAGGAACAATACTTGGAGTTAAAGGTGTATCAAAAGATGGTAATACAAAATTTGTCAGAGTATTTGCTCAAGTAGGAGTAGTTTTTAAAGGTGATGATAAATTTACTGGCGAAATGAACTACCCTGATGCAGGAGGACATAAAGGTTTAATTGGTTGGTTAAATGATGAAGGGACTATTCTTTCAGGATATAAGAATGATCCTAAACCAAAACAAGCTAAACCACAAAGTAAAGAAATTCCATTTTAATTGATTAAATATTTTTATTTATTCATGATTTTTGTCAATGGAGAAACTTTCATTTATAAAGCTCCCTTAGAATCCATGACAAAATGCGACCAGGTTATAGAGAAGATAGCTCAGTCATATCCTGGTCGTAATGGAATATTTTATAATAACAAAAGAATACAAGTATATTGGTGCAAGGATATTGAAGGTAATTATGTCGGATAATGTAAAATTTATAAGTGAACTAGAAAGATTATTAAATCAAAAACAAAATGATTATGGAGATTTTGACCATACCTCCTATGTAATGGTAGGGATTATGGAAAAGTATCTATCTATTCATAACAACCAAGATGTTAAAATACCTTTAAAGTTTTTTGGAATCTTTATGATTTTTTTAAAACTTTGGAGAGTTATGCAATCAGAAAATTATAAAAAAGATTCTTTTGATGATATTAATGGTTATGCAGAATTATTGAGAAGGTTAGTGATTGATGAAAACTCAAGTAAATAAAAGAGGATTAAGACCTATGACTCCTAAGATGGACAAGCTATTGCAATTTATTAGAAATTACAATAAAAAGAACAATTATAGTCCGACTTTTTTAGAAATGGCAAATGAGTTGGGATATAAAAGCAAAAATTCTGTTTCTTCTTTAATTAAGAAATTAGAAGAAAGAAACGAACTAAAAAGAGACTTTGCTGGGTACAGTAGAAATGTAAGTATAAATGAAAAAGGTTGAAAAATTATCTATTTTCCAGTTTGAGGCTAATTTTAGAGAAATTTTTGATGGTGAAACTATTGAGGAAGCTACTCAAAAAGCTCATTTATCAAAAAAACCTGGAGATGCTGCTGAAATTGAAATCACCGATAGCAGACTTTCTAAGGTAAATATAAAAACAATCGGTGGTGGAGAAAACTATGGCTCTAAGTAATAGTAATGTTCGTTTGTATGCAAAGCTAGATAAGGCACACAAAAAGATAATGAGTGCTAAAGATGGAAAAGGAAGACAATGTGTACATACTCTAAACAATTTTAAAGAATACAATCAGTTATTCAGAAGAATTGTTCAAGCAGAGAACAGAGACAGTCAATTTTTATATACTTAATTTAAGTATATACTAAAAGTTGTTAAAACTTCTTAGGGGTACTATACTCTAAATTAAAAATAGAAAGAAAGAACATGAAAATATCAAACAAAACCAAATTTATATTTGATGAAGAAAGATTATTCTATGCTGAGATTGGCAGACGAATCAAAGAAGCTAGAATAAAAAAATATAATCAATTTACTGGCAAACAAGTTAAAATTAGTTTGGTTACTTTAGCAGCAGCTTTAAAAACAACTTACCAACAAATAGCTAAGTATGAATCTGCTGAAAATAGAATCCCATTATCCAAATTAGTACAAATCAGTAAGATATTAAAAAAACCATTATCTTATTTCTTAGATGATTTTAATGGTTCTCCAGATATTGCCATAAAGTTTAATCAAGCATTTGTTAATGCAATTGATAAACTTGAGGACAATATTTAATGTTTGTTCCATTATTAGATAAACTAAATAAGATAGTTCCTGAATTACATCAACAAGAAGAATTTGATTATTACTGTTCTATTCTACCTAAGATGATTGCTAATGGTCATACAGCTCATCAATCTATTCCAGGTTATGAAACTTGCAAACCTGAGATTGAGGCTTTTAGATGGTTCGATGGAATAACAATTCCTTTGCATGGCTACTGTGATTTAAAAGGGGACAAACTTATTATTGAAGATAAATGTAAGTTTCCCAAAAGAGGTAGAGTTAAAAAAGATGGTACTAGGTCTTGGCTAACCAACAAACTACCAGAAGATAGACCAGAGGTTTTTCATTTATTGCAAATAGATTTTTATTGGTCAGTATATAAAGTGCCAGTTTATCTTTGTTATATTAATGAGGAATCTTTTAAAGTCTTTCATGCAGGTAATTGTGATGAATTAAAAGAAGAAAATATAGAAAGAAGAATACCTAATCTTATTCATAGATGTAAGGTAAGACAAAATCTTATGAGAATTAATTCAGATCCTAAAGTAGTTAAGGACTATATTCAGCCTCAATTCGATCATTACTTTTGGCGAAATGAAGATGAGAATTATCTTAAAGATGCTATGAAATTTTGGGAAAGTTAATTACCAATCAAAATTAGACTTAGGTTTTAAATCGTT